GAGTGGCAAACTTGATAATGATGAGTTAGTAAATTCTATCACAAATAGCTCAGGAGCAACCGAGAAGGCCGGAACCGCGATGGAAACCTTCTCAGAAAGGCTCACCGAATTTAAAAACAAATTAGAAGTCGCCTTTGCACCTTTAGGGAAAACGTTAATAACGCTATTGGAACGCCTCTTAGATGCGATTACCCCATTACTACCTATTATTACCTCGTTAGTGGCCGCGTTTGCTAATTTACCTATGCCGATACAGTTGGTGGGCATGGCGTTAGTTGGGCTGGTAGGTGGGGTGGGTGCGCTCAATATCGTGCTCGGCAAGTTTAACATGAGCGTTAAAAGCCTGCCTAAAGATATTGAAAAGATTGTCCCGCAGATTAAAAACCTCGCCTCGAGCATGTCAAGCGTGCCCTCAAAGGTGCTAAGCATCGGCAGCAAAGTCGGACTTGGTGGAGGCGCTGCGGCAGGCGAAGCGGGGGCGGCAGAAGGCGCTGTTGGAGGCGCTCTTGGAGGCACTACGGCAGAAGTAGGATTATTAGCCACGATAGGGCCCTTACTATTACCAGTCGTCGCCATCGTTGCCGCTATCGCAGCTGGTTTTGCGATTTTATATGCTACTTCCGGCACGTTTCGGAGTATGGTGGGGGGTATTCTAACTACCTTCCAATCAATCGTTGGATGGGTCGGGCAGCTTACTAGCGCGCTGATGAGTGGCAATTTTGCTAAAGCTGGCGACCTACTCAAAACAGGATTCCAAGGCGCTATAGATGCCCTCGCTCACTTCAACTGGGGTGAGTGGGCCGGCAAGATGATCCAGTCTATTAAGGAAAGCGCTGGACAGATAGGTGGAATTATTCTTGGTGGTTTATCATCATTATCTGATATTGCCGATAAAATAACAAGCTGGCTCAATAACATCAACTGGGATCAGGTTATAAGCGGATTAGTTAACGCTATCACTGGTTTATTCGGCGGAGGCGGCGGAGGAGGGGCAGGAGCAACTGCTTCCGTATCTACTGGGATGAATAAATCACTGGTTGACGGCGCTACGAAAGCCGCGCCAAACGTGCTCGCAAAATTGGTCGGAGCACTCGGAGGCCTGGCGCTCGCGCTTATAGAGCTACTTCCAAGAATAGGCTTAGCCATAGGGAAAGCCGCGCTCGAAGGCATCATAAATCTTGATTGGGGTGGCATCGCTAGTAAGATGTTCCAACCGTCACCGATTGGGGTGGCGCTCCTAAATGCAATTAAGTCAGTAGATTGGGGTGGAGCTGTTAGCGGATTCGTAAAGACTATAGGTGGAGCATTTGGTGGGGTTGGAAAAGCCTTAACAGGGATCAACTGGGGCGACGTCATAGCGGGACTTTTCAAGTCGCTTGCCAACTCTGCCGCACAGTTCTTGCAGACGATGCTTCAACTGTTTAGGATGGTTAACTGGCTCCAGATTTTCCAGCTACTTTTCGTTCTTTTGCCTTCATTTGGACAATCATTGATCCAAGGATTTAAACAAGTTGATTGGGGTCAAGCTCTTTCTGCTCTAGGAACCGCAATCAAGAGCATGCTCGGCGGAATAGGTGGCAGCATCACTAGCGCGCTTGGTGGCGCGTTAGGTGGAATTGGTGGCATGCTCGGCGGCGCGGCTGGAGGCATAGGTAGCGCGCTCAGCGGAGCGATGGGAGGTATTGGTGGGGCCCTTACCAGCGCGCTTAGCGGAGCAGCAAGCGGTCTTAGCGGAGTAGGCGCAGCAGTTAGCCAATGGGTAGCGGGTGGTATCCAGTGGGCGCTAGGCATCGATAAAGCAGTAGTATCAGCCGTAGCAAATTGGATAAAAAGTTATGTAGACTGGGCGTTAGGCATAGACAAGGAAGTAATATCGGCAGTAGCCAAATGGGTTCAAAGTTTTGTAACGTGGGCGCTAGGCATTGATAAGGCCGTAGTGTCGATCGTAGCCAAGTGGATTCAGGGCTATGTAGACTGGGCGTTAGGAATAGACAAAGCAATAGTATCGACAGTAGCCAAGTGGATTCAGGGCTATGTAGACTGGGCGTTAGGCATTGATAAGACAGTTGTCAATGCAGTCACAAACTTTTTACAGGGCGGGATCGACTGGGGTATTAAATTCCTCGCTGATCTAGCATCTGGCGTAACGAACTTTCTAACTGGTGGCGTCGATTGGGGTATTAAATTCCTCGCTGATCTAGCTACTGCTGTGACGAACTGGCTAACCGGCGGCGTTAACTGGGGTATTAAGGCTGTAGAAGATGTCGCAAAAATTATAGAAAATTGGATAGGCAGTGCTCTTACGTGGGGAGGGAAAATTGCTGACCAAGTAGTGTCGGCTGTAACATCATGGGTAAATGGCGCACTTGCGTGGGGGCAACAAATTGTTCAGTGGGCGCAACAAGCAGCTGGCATCTTACTCGGTGCGCAAAATAAAGGGGGACCGACAAAAGTAAGTGGACCGACCTCGCAACCAGTCCCAAGTCAACATTCAGGCAGCGGGCAGACGCTTTACCTCAGTGATCTCACTGGTGGTTGTAGTATCTGTAACCAATTAATGGCAGATTACCCCGATGCCAAAAAAGTTCAAGGTCTCTCGCCAAGGGGGCACTTAAGCACTTTAGCTGATCCATTCCCAGCAGCAGGAGGAGTAATCGTAGGTGCTATGCCAAGATTGCAGGGTGGCGGGCGTATTGGTGGTGCAGTAGGTTTTCAATACGGCCCCAGTCCTGTACCTAATGGATACGGTGGATGTTTTTGCCCACCGGGTTATACATTCGTTTCTAGCGACCCGACTTGTTGTAGCTGTGGGTTGTGTGTTAAAAATAGCGCAGTCGGGTCTATGGTTGGTGCGCGAGGTGGGGGCACACCTGTATTAATAGGAGAAGGCGGCGAAGCTGAAGCAGTTATCCCACAAAGCTTGTGGGGTGGGGATTGGTCAACGGTCTTAAATTCACTCCCTAGACTGGCGAAAGGCGGAATCACAGGAACAGGCGGCTTTCATGACACCTCTGGAACAAAGACGGAAGAGCATACACGAAAGACCGAAGAGAATACAAGAAAGATCGAAGAGAATACAAGGAAGACGAAGAAGACAGGGGGGACAAAGAAGCTCGGCAAGCATCCGACTCAAAAGCAGATAGATAAGTATAATCAAGAGCAGCAGTTACAGCAATGGGACAAATCACAGCTGGGCGGCAGCAAGAGTGCATACTACGCTCCATCGCGGACGGCAGACCAGGAAATTGAATATCTCACGGCGGTCGCGCTCAATACCGGAGAAACGAACGCGCAATTACAAAAGCAAATCAACCTTGTTAATACATATTATCCGTTATATGGAAAAGCGGCATCGTCAACTATCGACGTAAAGGGCGCGTTGGAGAAATTGGCTGCGGACTTCGCGACACTTCCTGGTGGTTACAAAGCGGGCGGAGCGACGGCAGCGACCCCGGGCGCGTGGGAAGACCTTAAAACACACAAATGGAATTATCAAACATCCGACGAGGAAGTTGCATATTTAACAGAGCTTGCCGTGAATACAAAAGAGACGGCGGCGCAATTACAGAAACAGATCAATGCTGCCGAGACATATTATAAAGCCAGTGGAAGGGACACATCAAAGATCTCGGATGCGACTACGCTGATCGCAGCATATGGCGCACAAACTGCTGCTAATACTGCGAAGGCCGCCGCAGCCGAAGCTGAGTCCATCAAGAGCCTTGTGTCTACTGTGACTAGCGGAATAACCTCACTCGGAGACGCCGTTTTTAACTTGATGAGTTCCACAGAGAGCCTCAAGATGCTTCCGCAGAGGTTCGGCGGCGTGCTCACAAATCTTGATTATTACCCACCGTACACGAGCCAGCCAGAAGGTAGTGGCACACCGCAGATTGTCACAGCATTGTCAGGATCAGGCACAGCGATAGGATCAAACTCTGTGGTATCTAACCTGCAACAGTACGGGCAGGCGCAGATAACCACGAACAAATCAATCTTTGATGGCGTTATGAATCTTGCTTCTACTGCGGGTAGTAGCATCATGGGTGTTATATCGGGCGTTTCAAACCTTACAACCGCCAGCACAGATAGCGCAACGAAGACAGGCGGGTCTATAAACACCAACGGGGCAAATCTTGTAAGTGCCGTAAATAATAATACTAACTCGACGTCGAACGCTATCTCAAATCTCTCATCTGTGATGGGAAGCGGGGGCAGCAGTGGCGGCAGTAGCGGAATAAGTGGGATAATAAGCGGAATCGTTGATATTTTTAAAGGGATATTCAACTTGGTCACCGATATATCCAACACGATAGCGGAACAGAAACAGCCAACAAGTGGCAATTTTTCATACGATGGCTCTTACTATATTACCCACTCAACAAAAGCT